TTCCTTACAGGCCGAAAATCATTGAGAAAGCGATAGCTTGGCCCTTGCTGGCCCCACTCGCTGCGGGTGTGGTCGATGACCAAGTTGTACCGTTTGATGTAAGTACGTTGCCTGATGTGCCGGGTGCTACCACTTGAGGGGCTGCGGAGCCGTTACCAAGCAGGACGTTGTTCAGTGTCAGGGTCGTTGCACCCGTACCGCCAGAAGCTACTGGAAGGGCACTACCGAGCGTCAATGAGGACAAGCGGGTAATTGCGTCTACGACATTCGTTCCATCGCAGTACAGCACCATAATCGTGCCGGAGTTCGGAACAGTGATTCCCGTACCTGCCAGTGTCTTGAACGTCTGTGCAAAGGCTGTGTTGTTCTTGACGAAGTACAGTTTGGATTTGGTCGGGCAGATGACGTTACGCGCTGCTCCGGGCGTGCCGCCAAGAGTGATGAACATACTCCGAGCTTCATCAGTTGCACCGCTGTTGCTGGTCAACGTGTAATCGGCTGCGATCATTGTGATAGCTGCAGTACCAGCGATGGAAGTATCAATGAGGGTTGTGATACCGTTGTTTACAGTATCTCCCCATGTGCCATCGTCCGTACCCGTGACGGGTAGGGTTAGTCGCAGACTGTTGGTGTATGAAGCCATCGAAATTCCTTATGTGGCAGTATTTGCCCGTTTTACGCCGTAGAGGTGTTTACATTTTGCCAGTTTGTAGGCTGGCTGTCATTAATTAGTTCCCAGCGCAGCCGGAGCGTTTCTGTATCTACTATGACCAATGATTCAGAACGGGCCGCGTTGTAACTTGTTACGGCCCCAAGCGATACCGCCAGTGTAGCGGTTTCAATAAGCGTACTTACAAACGTGACTGCAGCTTCCTCCGCGTCCGTAACGGCTACCGTCTCGCTTACCTGTATCCCGGTGTAACTTGTGGCGGCAGCTTCATTGGTGGTGGCTGCTGTTGTTTCGTCTACTGCAGCATTATAGAAAAGACCGCCCACCTCGTCGGCTGTAATCGCTACTGACTCATCAACTGCTCTGGCAAAGGTAGCGGCGATGCTCTCAGAATCTGCAATTGCTATTGTTTCGTCAACTGCTTTTGCAAATGTAGTAACTACGTTTTCCCCGGCATCCAGTGCGGTAACTTCAGCTAGTGCTAGGTTAAAGTTAGCCGTTCCACCATCAACTGCAAACAGAACGGCGTCTTCAAGAACGAACACTTCGCCATAGGCGGTTGCTGCTTCTTCAAGGGAAGTGATGAGGTTGGTATCGGAAACAGCGACTCCGTAGGTGGCAATGCCGCCCCACTTGTCCGTACCCCATGTACCAACACCCCATCCTTGTGCCATATTAGGTCAATGTAGCTGTGTAAGTCACTGCGATGGTGTCACCGCTAACCACTGCTTTGGAACTAGAGAAGTCCCCGGCAGAAAACAACACACCTGTTGTGCTGTCTTTAGTGGCTGACCCACCGATATTGATGAAGCATCCTGCCACTGTGCCCGTGCTGGTGATGGCAAAGCTTACTGCGGCAGAGGTGGTTTTGATACCAGAACCTGCAGCACTGAACGATGGTGTGGGGCGGTTGCCTGTGTATGTTGGGGCGTTTGCCAGACCAACTTCCAACCATGAGCCATGAGAAGCCTGCGTGTCGGTGATAAGTGCAGTGCCCGTGCCCTTGAGGCCCATGACGATTGCACCAGCAGCCGAGTTACCAAGAATGGAGTCCAGCGTGGCATTACGGCCCACTGTGGTCACGATGTTCTTGATGCCAGCATCCCACTTCACGTTGCCTTGGGCATCGTAGCAAGTAGCGTGGTAGACGCCGCTAATGCTCAGGGAGTCTGCGGGTGCAGTGTTGTATTTGCACGAAGCTTCTGTAGCATCCGTTGCGGTGATTTTGTCGATAGTCATGGAAGCTCCTTACGGTAAACGAATAAGCGCAGATGTAGCCGTATTGGCTGGCATTGCAACAGTGAAAATAGTCGAAGCCGTTTTATCAGCCCCGAAGTCTAAAACCGCAACAGACTTATTGCTCTTGCTGGCATTGTAAATGAGTGCCCCACGCGCCGTAAAGCTTGCCGGGTTCCATACTACGTTTGCAAAGTCAACATAAGCTGTTGTACCAGATACGGTAACAGTAACCCCGGTAAGCGCCTGCCCGGTGGCAGTGTACCCAGTACCTGTGGTTTCGCCTGTAGCCGTGTAAACAGTCGTAGCAGCAGTTAAGTCTGCGCTGGCTAAGTACAGAGCCATCTTGAATGTGTCGGTCGAAAAGTCATGCACTGCAAGCAGAAGCTGCTCTTTAAACGAGGTGGTTAAGGTTTGGGAAATCATGTGACTGCAACCCTCGCCTGACCACTACGATACGCATCCTGACGCTCCAGACCATCACCCAGACGTTTAAGCTGCGAGAGTGATTCGCTGTACTTAGTGTTGTACAAGACCATCATGTCCTGCTCACCCTTCATAAAGGTGTATGCCTCTACGATAGTTCCGTAGAACAGTGCTGGGTCGTAGTTATCGCCTAACCAAGTAGTTCCAGCAGTGACAATCGACTCAGGGTAGTAGTAATAATGCAGTTCAACCCCGTAGTTCCCGTTGGGTGTCGGGCCAACTAAAAACGTCAGTTCAGTCGTTATTACTGGGGGTACAGTATTTGTTGTGGTCGGGCCAAACAGTGCGTAGTACTTGGGAGCACCTGTTGCGGTTGGATTTGGGTACGCTTCGCGGATGAAGTTAACATCCTTGTTCAGCAAGTACGCATAATCACCCGTTACAGGGTCAATCGTCGCTATCGAGTACGACGACAGGAAGTCACTAGGGCATGAAACATACTTTACGCCCGTCTCCGTAAATCCCGTTACGTTCTTGCGTAAGGCTGGGATTTGAACAGTGTTGTAAATGCGTGTTTCAGCCTGTGTAATACACTGGTTAATCACCTCTGTAGAGAACGAGTTCTCAAGGTAATCAGAAACAGCAGTTACAAGCGCTGCGTAGTTCATGCCATTGGACCTCTAGCGTACAGACCTTTGGTAGCGCAACCAGTCCCGCGGATTTTAATGCCCGAGGTTTTGGTTGGCTCATTGCCGGCCGACTTGCTGATTGCGCCTACGCTTGCATCGTAAGTGTCCAGTTTGCTGCGGTTAGCGCCCTTGCCGGGATTTGATTCCACGGTAACAGCCTTGCCCGTCATCGTATGTGGCTTGGCGTAAAGACTCGCAGGTCCCACTTCCTTACCCATCTTCTTCATACTTTGTGTTGCCATGATTAGCCTCGTTTCTGATTGGCTACTTTAGCCAGATTGCGGCCTAGGGCCAACATTTCTGCGTCAGTTTTACCGCCCTTGCTGCCCTTGCCGCCGTGCTCGGTAGCCACTGTGGGGCCGCTATCACCGAGATTCTTACCCTTAGTTTTACCTTTTTGGGTAACTCCGTCTGCTGCTTTCGTGTACGCCATGATTGGCTCCTTAGAGAATAACTGTTACTGTACCAAGTTCCGCTATTGAAACCAAGTAGTTTGGCGTCAAAACGGCATCAAATTGACTAGCTCCACCTACCGGGTTCCAGCCCCACTGAATGTCTCGGCTACCTAACCCATTGTATCCATCGGCTAACAAACCGGATTGGACATAGCTGCGGTCTGGTCTTGGGTCACGCAATCCCTGTGGGTCACTTACCGGATACATACCCAACTGCAACTGCGGCTGGTCCGGTGTCCAACACTGAGGACAGACAAGTAGATTCTGAATCTTGGTCTTGACTGTTTCCTTCTTCAGGACTTTTAGCTTAAAGCGGAACCCACAGCGATCACATTCGCTGATTGCCCGTTTGCCTGATGCGAACCTATTTCCCACGCTGCACCTCGAAACGGTTGCCTTTACGCAAGTTTTCCGCGCCGGGAATCACCTGTAGATTATATGGAGTGTGCAAACCTGAAACGGTTCTACCCTGCAGGGGAAAAATATGATCCACATGCCACATAAACCCAAACACCTGTGTGCGTAGCGCAGCAAGCTCGTAGGCTTGGTCAATCATCCACCTGTCGTCGTCTGTTAGCCACGCAGGGGTACGGTTAATTTTTGCTAGTTGGCGTTGCCGAGTCCACCCTAAAACACGCGCCGGATTCTTACGTGCCCATGCTGCCTTCTCCGCATCTCGTGCAATACGATGTTTTTCGTACGTGCGCCTACTAGTATCTGCAATCTTCGCTGGGTTTTCAAGGCGGTACTTTTTTTGGGCAATACGCTTTTTTAGTAATCGAAGCGCTCTACGTTCAACTATCTCTAGTTCCGTTAGCGCCGGTTTCTCGCTCCGTACCGCGGCTGTTTTGGCCCGGGCCTTCGCCAATATAACCTCCCGATTCCGGTCTACGTACGCGGCTTTTGCAGCTATATGCTTCTGTGGATTGGCCATAGACCACCGCAGTCGCGCCTCTCTGCGCTTCTGTTTAGTCTCTTCTGGGGTATATTTTGCCATGTTAGCCTATAAACATTTGGCGAGGGACAAACCGCACCGAAGCTTTTTCACGGTCTTCGTCTGACGCCAATTGCCACGCCGTATCATACTGCTCTTTTAACACATCAATCCTCTGCAGGGCATTTGGGATTTTTAGTGCCAAGTAATATGCCAAGCCAGCAACCATGGCAGGTAAGAATCTGAAGGGCACGTCTTGGGTATTGACCCCGTTCCCGGCATCTTGGAGCCGGCGCAGACGCCAGTACACCAGTTGATAGGGCTGGGACGCATCAGGAACCGGCCAGACAGTGACTTGTGGTGTTTCCAGCCGCTGTATCCAGATATTTCGGGCCATAGCCAGCAAGCCGGACTTTATCCCGTTTCTATCTGAAGAACCTGAAAC